TATCATTATAATTATTAAATGATAATCTTTTTATGAGTTTTTCGTTTTTATACTCGCTTTTTATACATATACTTAAACTAGTTTTAGAAAACGATATCATAGAACAGTGTATATTTAAACTTTTTAATATTAAAAAAATATTACATATAAAATCATTTGTTATAAATGATGTTTTGGGAGATATATAAATTATCGAATTTCCATTATTAAAACTTATACCTTTAACTATGTTTTTATTTGTATTTTGTGTATTTGTAATAAGTGTTCCAGGTGAATTAATATTAAATGTATTTAATATATATAATGAAATGTTCGATTCAAGAATTGGTTCAATTGTTTCTGGATGTAATATTTTAGCACCAAAAAATGATAATTCTAAAGCCTCGTTGTACGATATGTTTTTTATCAATTGAGTATTTTTAATATATCTTGGATCAGATGTCATAATACCAGGAACATCTGAACAAATTTGTAATAATAGCGGATTTAAAGCCTTCGCAAACAAACTAGCTGATAAATCACTTCCTCCTCTACCTAATGTAGTTATGTCGTTATTTTTATCTTTACCTATAAATCCAGTTGTTATTATTATATCAGGTGATTCATTCTCATATATTTCTTTATATTTGATTTTAATTAAATTATATGATTCTGGTAATAAACGCGCATGTCCAAAATTTGAGTCTGTTATAAATCCTAACTCCCATGAAAATTTTTTAATGATATTTTTATTTTTATTATACTTATTTAAATATTCATATAATCTATTTACTGATATAATTTCTCCAAACGATAAAATTTCATCTTTTAATTTTATTTTGTCTATTGATTATTTATATATTTAGAATATATCTCTTTTAGATTTAATTCATATTTGTTATAAATTGTTATATCTAAACCTAAATTTATATTTAAATTTTTTTCATCCGAAATATAATTTTCTATTTCTTTAGTTGCACATTCTTTGTTTATAAATTTTTTATATATATTTTCTAATTTATTTGTAGAATTAGATGCTGCAGAAAGGATTACCAATTTAGGTATATCATATTTTAATTTATTATCTTTTTCATTTATATTTAAAAGATAATCTCTTATATTTTTAAATCCATCTATTTTTCCTACAGATGTTCCCCCGAATTTTAAAATATATAATTGCCTTTTCATATTACTATAATAACTCTAGTAAATAATATAATTATTTTTTTAAATATATTATTTATGAAAATGTAATATTTGGAATATCATTTTCTGTTATATTATTATTTATTATATCTTCTTCTATTGTATCTTTTATTATAAATTTATAAATGTCAATAGGTCTATTTTGTCCAATTCTATCGCTTCTACCTATAGCTTGATTTTCTATGTTTATTCTATATTCTTTACTACCATATACTGGTTCTAATAATATAATTTTATTGGCAATTGTTAAATTAGTACCACTTGCCGCATTTCTTGATGATAACATTATAATATTTATATCGTTTTTATTAATAAAATTGTTTATTGCTCTTTTTTTTTGATAAACACTCCCTTTGCATTCTGCAACTTTAAAATTGTATTTTGTTAAATATTTTTCCACTTTTTCTAATAATGTATCCCATTGTGAAAAAATAATTATTTTATTTTTCTCTATTTCATTATTCTTTAAAATATCTTTCAAAAAATACAATATATTTCCTATTTTTGTAGATCTAACCTCTTGTATAATATCTTGCAATTCTAAATTATTACATTTATTTTCTTGTTTGTTTGAATATAAATATAAATCATCTACATTCAATAATGTATTACAATTTGGACATTTGTTAGACTTTTTTCTATTTAAATTAAATAAACTTGTTATACATTCATAACAAAATTTATGACCACATTTAGTTATAGTTTGTTCATTTTCTTGTATGATTTCCAAACATATACTACATGTTTCTTTTTCTAAAGATTCAATAGATATTTTTAAATAGTTATACGTCCTTAAATGAGTATCAATTGATTTTTTAATATTCGTTATTTGTCTTTTTTGAGAAATTATATTATTTTTTATTAATTCTATATAACTATTTTCATCATTCTGTTCTTCAAGAATTTGTAAATTTCTTTCTAATTCTCTTAATTTATCTTCTAAATCCATTTTAACACTCTCTAATTTATCAATCTCTGTTTTATTAAATTTTAATAAGGCTTGTTTTATTTCTTCTAAACTTTTACATTTTGTAATCATTAGTTTTGTATCTTCGTTTAAATCACAATGACAACATAATTTAATTAAAAATTCTGAAAATTTATTTTTATTTGCATGTTCATAGCTATTATATATAGCACGTTCTTCACTTGTAAAATCTAATAACTTTATATCTTGATTTATTATATTTTTTTTTATTTCGTTTTCTATTGATTTTTTCGTATTACGTTTAAATAAATATTCTGCTTTACAGATAATATCTGATTTTAATTGTGATGTTAATATACTATATAAACTTGATAAATTATAATTATCTGATTTTTTAAAAGATGTATTGTAATTCATTAATTCTAAAAATCCATTTAATCCATTTGAAAAAGGTGTAGCTGTTATATTCCATTTAAAATCACTTGATAATTCGCGTATTATCATATCTTTAATAATAAAATTTTTTGGTGTTTTTTGTATCTCATGTGCTTCATCAAGTACTATTCTGTGCCAATTAAATAATGAAAAATTGTTAAACTGTGTTTTTTCTAAAAATAGTTTTACAATTTCTGTTTTTTCTAATGGTAAACTTTCATTTAAAATAAATTTAGTCATAAGATCGTCATATGTATTTTTTTTATTTAAATCTAAATACCATTTTGATATTAACACGTTATAAGACGTTATTACAACATCTGAAAAAAGTATATCACTTAATTTTAAATTATTAAATTGATCCTTTGTTATTAACAATACTATACGCTTATTATTCTCAAATTTTTCATAATATTCTCTAACCCATTGATCAGATAAATGATTTGGACATATTATTAATGTGCTATTTGTATTTATTTTATTATTTATACTTGATATAAAGTCTTTTGGATTAAAATGATGTAAATTTTTATATATTAATTCTCTTTTATCTAAAAATAATGTATCGTAATGTTCATTGCAATATAAAGAATTTTTTGTGCATTCCTTATCACACGAATATCCTTTATTTTTGCCTCTTTTATAAAAATAATTACAATTATTTCCAAATTCTATAAACTTATTATATTTTTCTCTTTTTTTATTAAATAATTCATCGTCAAAAATATGATATAATGTTATTATTGTTTTTCCTAAGCCTACTTCTGAAATTAAATTCCCTCCAAAAAATGAAAAATAATTGGTTATATTATTTTGTTTTTTTATTAAAGATGATGGTAATATTGTACCATTTATAATTACAAATGCATCATTCATAATGTTTTGTACAAGTGAATATTCAAAACTTATTGTATTATCTTTATTTTTAATCTTGTCTTCTATATTTTTCATCCATATAATATCATTTTTTTGATATTCATAAAGATTTATAAATTTTTTTAATATATTATTTGATTCTTTTAACGTTTCATCAACTGTAATTTTCGACCGAATCATTAATTCTTCTAACTCTTTATTTTTCTCTGTTAGTAAGTTTTCTTTTTCTGTATCTTCTAATATTTGGTTTATAATATATTCCTTTTTACCATTTTTTATATTTTCAAAAATTATATTTTTAACATAATAACAAATGTAATATTTATCATTTTCTTTTTCTAATTTTAGAATATACGATAGATTTTTTTGTGTTTTTGCTTCATATAAAAATTTATTTTTTAATTTTATCTCTACACATTGTTCTTCTTGCATATCTTCTATGTTTTTTGATATTAAATATGGATATACTGCATTTGTATTACCCCAATGATCTAATTTTAGATATTTTTCATAAAAATCAGTTTTGTTTGTTTTTTGAAATGATATATAATCATTTCTATCATTTATATAAACAATATCATTTCTATCAAATATATATATACTTTTATATTGATTAACAATTAATACATCACAGTCATTTATTTCTTTATGTAATTTTATATATATTTGTTTTATTTTTGTATATGAATTTTGCAAGATTTCCTTAATACTTTCCATTAAATACTTGTATATGGATATATCCAAGTTTTTAAATCAATTGCTCTTTTAAATTTGAATTTTTGGTAATATATACAATTTACCTATTATAAATAAACTGAGAAATATAATACTTTTTATTATTGTAAATGTCCAAGATTCTTCTCCATAATACATACCTATATATGGAATTTTACCAATATATTTATTTGTATCACTTATAGATAATATAAAGAATAAAATTAATAAAAATAGATTCTCTTCATTTATTTCTCTCTTGATGAAATTAAATATAGAAACTTTTTCTGGAATTTCTATCGATAATTTTTCTGTTTTTTCTATTTCTTGATTTATAATATTTCTTTTAGTCTCTTCTTCCATTTTGTTTGGAATAGATCCTGGAAGATCATCTATTCTTGTTGACATTTCAATTTCCTCCATTTTATTAATGTTATTATTTAATACATTAAAAAAAATAATTCAAAATATGCGAAATTAAAAAACAATATTAGATTTAAAATATATAGCCTCTTCTTCTTTGAAATCATCTGGTTTAATTGTGAAATCTTTAAAAAAGTCATCAATTAATAAATCTTTTACAGTAGGTAGTTTAAATATATTTTCTACTCCATTTAAAAGACGTCCTTCATATAAATAATTTTCTTCTGTTGAAGATTCATTTAATTCGCTAAAAGATGAAGATGGACTAATTGATGTTTCCGAAAAAGATGATAATTGAGTAGATGTTATATCGCTTAAAATACTACTCATTGTAACTGACTCATTACTACTTATACTGGTTTTACTATTTGTACTATTTGTAGAGCTATATGTGTTTTCTGAAGAGGAAGACAAACTAGATGATTCTTCATCTGGTATAACTTCTTCTGGATAAATTTTCATAATCCAATCAAATAATTCTTGAGATATATATAAATCTAATAATGATGTTAAAAAATAATGTAAGTCATAATATTCATTATAATTATAAGGGACGTTTCCATCATCTGTTAATTCAGAATATTTATCACTTTCAACTATTGTTTTATGTGAATTATAATCATATTTATACGGAACTATAATGAATTTATTAGGATATGTTCCAGGCATATTGTCACTATAAACCATTCCAAATTCCCAATCCCATAGTTTTGGAATTATACCAGTATTTTTCAAATAATATTTTTTATTATTTATTTCATATACAAAATATCCTTTTGGTTTAATAGATGTATCTATTAATATATTACCATAATGAAAATCATTATGCATTAATTTATAATATTTTTGTAATACTGCTATCGTATAAATTAATTGAAATACAATAGATTTCCACTGATAATCAGTTATTTCTTCATCGTTTTCATATGTGTTATATATCCAATTATCTAAACTTCCACCTTCTACAAATTCTGAAATTAACATATTGGAATGACTTCTTATTTTTCCTTCTATCTCTAATTTTTTTAAATTTAATATTTTTAAAGCTTTATTTTTATTAGTAACTTTCTGCGTTCCTAAATAATGAGTAATATGAGGAGAAATTCCTTTATTTACAATATTTTCAGTTAATTCTTTTAATATTAAATTTTCTAAATTACATGGATGTTCAGATTTTTCATATTTTGTTTCTATCGGTACTATTTTAATACCCATTTTAAATTTTTCATCCCTATAATTTTTTTTTGTTATAACAAATGGATAGCCTTTAACTTGTGATGTATTTTTAACTTTTATTAATTGAGACATTTCATCCATTCCAAATTTATCTTTTCCTTCGTCAAAAAAAAGTCTTCTTTTTTTTATTTCATGACGTATATTATTTAAAAATTTTTGTTTTTCTATTAAATTATATTTTTTTATATCAAAATTTAAATTTGACATACCTTATTAGTTCTAATATGTATTTTTCTTTTTCTCTATTAACGCACGTTTTAATTTAAAGTTTATTTTATATTACAATAACAAGAAATGAACACTATAGTACAAATAAAAATTTTTCATGATTTATTAGAACAATTTTTTGTATTTTTAGAAACGAATTTTACACTTTATAAATCAGATATTATATTAACAAAAACAGCAGTTGACTTTGTAAAAAAAAGTAATCCGAGATTAGTAGTTGAACAATTTATTTTATCTATTAAACCTTATAAAAATCAATTATTTGATTGCAATGAATCATTTTTCCTTGATTATGAAAAGAATTTAGAATTAGGAAATGTAGGAGAACAAGAAGTAGGATTAATTTCTAAAGTAAAAGATTTATGGATCTCATCTAATATAACGGATCATCAAAAAGCATATATTTGGTTATATTTACAAAAATTATATAAAGCAGGTGAAAAAATATGTAAATAAATATTTTTGCGGTAATTTTTACTATTTTTTATAGTTAAAAATATTAGATTAATGGAAGAAGAAAACCAACATCAAATAAAAGTTCAAAAAAATCTAGATATAAAACAATTATTGGAATTAGAAATTTTTAGTATTCTACAAAAGTTTATAGATGAAATTGAATTATCATTTGATTATATTGAAAAAAAAGATATTAAAGAATTTAATATGAAAGTAAAGGATTTAAAAAAAAATGTAGATTCATTAAAATCATTTATAGAAAATGTTATAGAGGAAATAAAACCTATTCAAGAAAATTTAACAAAAGTAATTTCCAATAAAGAAAAAATAAAATCTAAAGATTTAGAGTTTCTTGATAATCTAAAAATTTTAAATATCGATTTTAATGTATTTAAAAATGAAAACAAAAATACAAAAAAGACATTGATAAAATATATATATAATATTTATATGTGTAGTTCTGTTATTTATAATTTTAATAATATAGAAAATGAAAATTTTGATGGATTTTTACAATTTATGAATGATTTTAAAATAAATGCAGAATCTTCAAAAAATGAAAGTCAAGTAATTGAAAATAAAAACTCTAAGAATAAAACAAAAAATAACCATAATTCAAGAGATAATCGTCATACCAATAGATTGAGAAATGGTGTTCCACGTAATCAAGGAATGCCAGGTATGGTAGGAATGTCTAATATGTTTAATAGTTTATTTGGAAATGATTTTTCTGCAAGTCCCCAACTTATGAATATAGCAAGTGATATAGCTAAAGATATAGAGAGTCAAAATATAGATCCAATGAGTATAGTTAGTTCTATGATGTCTGGAAATAGTAATCCTACTGTAAATAATCTTATTAAGAACATTACATCAAAAATCGAAGAAAAAATATCTACAGGACAAATAGATGCTGATGATTTACAAGAACAGGCCACAAATATGATTAATAATGTACAAAATAACCCTTTATTAAAATCTTTTATACCATCTAGTTCTCAAAAAAAAAATTAAATTGGTTTATTTAAAAAATATATGATAAAATATTTTTTATATGTATAATATAATGACAAATAAGGAAGAAGTTTTTTGGTACACTGATATAAGTGTATTATTTGAAAAAGATAATTTAATTAAATTTTTTCCAGTAAAGGAACAAACATTAGAAGAACAAGTTAATGCTATTATGCGTTTTGGATTATATGTTTCTATAATGTTATCAGTTTATTATAATGATTATATTTATTTATATTTTGCTATAGCTATGGCATTTTTAAGTTATTATATATATAAAAACAATCCTTCTATTTTACAATTTAAATCAAATAAAAAAGAAATGGAGCAAAATAGCTTTGTCGATGCCTTATTCAACGATATCAACCTTTTCCGTTCTAATCCCTCATCAGTTAACAAAAGATTCGAGAATGTAAAACTTACGATGTCCAGATTTAAGGGAAATGATCAGCTTGTTCGTGAAATTGATCAGTACATCAGAATCCTGAACTCGTCAAAAAGTGTACCTACATTAAAATTTGACAGAAGACTTACTCAAGTTGCCGAAAATCAACTTGATTTAATCGAAAAGGGCCAACTTTTTTCATGGACTGCAGAACAGTCAGAGTTAGAACACAGAGCAGCTAATTTTGTGGACGGCTTCAGAAAAATTTACCAGATAGCAGATCAAGGTACCGAAGACCCTACATATGTTATCAACAGACTAATTTTTAATAAATCAGACAAAGAAAAGAAAAGTAGAAAAATTCTACTCGATGACGAGTTGA